GTTGCCTCGCGTAACACAAGATTGTTGTGTGTTATAACCCGCATCCCCCCCTCGAGATACGGTACGCCTGTATATGTGTTAAAGCTTTTACTGAAACTAAATTTTGGATGACTTTTTGCTCGTCCGCTTTAATCCACGTAGGGACTAAATCTATGTTTGGGACGGAGTAGGACTCGTAATATTTTGTCCATTGCTTGGGCTCTGAGCGAAATCTAAATGGTAGTGCTCCCAGCCTTGTCATATTCTTTATTTTGGTTTCAATTTCTATTTGTTCATCGATGGATATATCATACAATTTTTCGACAAGCGCCCTGGTATTTGGTCCAGGTTCAGCTACGACACTTAAGCCGTGCTTATCGATATATGAGACGGATTCTAAATATTTTTCCTTGTCCCATTCTCCCATCAAATCTACTATAGATTCTCTCACTTCAACTAAACACGTGAGTTCTAATATTTTAGCTCCAAGTACACCCAAGATCGGGCATTTTCCATATTGGTACGCTAAACTGAACCCTCTTGATCTTAATAATTCATCACACACGGCAGACCCGGCCCGCGTGTAACGTTTGTTGGTCCAACCTAATCGACAGACGACTTCTTTTATGTCTGTCACCACAACCCCCTCCTCCACATCATAAACTTGTCCACAAAAGGAAGCCTCTGACAGGTTTTTCGTCGTTCCGATTTTTATGGTCATCCCGAGTTTCTTGAACAGGGCCTCATCAGGCACCACTGCTCCATCTACTCTAAATAATCCATCGTCACCTTCGACATAACCCATCGCTTCATCTATTGTGTAACCACATTCAGTCAGCGCAAAAAGGAATAGCATTAAGTTTGCAAATCCATTTCCCAGCGAAGTATCCATCTCACCTGACATCCGACCAGCATCCTGCTTGGTGTCGAACATCTTCCAGATCATTTTCTGTGGCCCAGTTTTTATATCCATAAACTGAGCTATATCTTCTTTGACTCCGGATGAACTTTTCGAAAACATAAACCGGTACAATTGTCCGTCGGCCGTTTCCAATAATTCTTTAGTAAAATGCGATTCAAACGCTGTATAGTCCGTGAAGACATATCTACCCCCCTTCTTGTACATTCGATCGTAAATCGCTTTGGGGCGATCTATAACCGGAATGTTCTTGATAAACCAAGGTAGGGCAAACACTTTCTTTGACACGGATGCTACATAGGGACCAAACAAGCACTTTGCGGCGTCGCTACGTGAATATATCCCCCGCGGGAATTTCCATTCAGTATACGTTTCGTCTTTAACAAAGCACTTGACCTTGCGCAATAGTTTACGCGAGGCTTTACGACCTAATTTAACATTCCACAACTCGGCCAATTCCACCTTCCTATCGGCAGAATATTTTGCGGAAGCTAACCACTCTTCAAAATTAAAAATTTCATCAGCGCATAGTGGTTTCAGTCCTGACTGGTGCTTTAGCCAATTCCACACAAACTCCTTAAACTTTTTGGAGGTTTCTTTATCTGGTGTGGGTGTTTTTATTGCGGCTCTTCTGCACAACCCAGACAGGGCTGAGGTTAGATGGCCAGGATCAGGCCTAGGGGGAGTAGCTCCTCGGTAGAACAAGCTTAGCCTCTTGGACAAGGCCACACAAGATTGGGTTTCTGGTCTAATTCTTTTGACTTCGAAACTGTCCTTAACGTCCGTTACCAACGTTAAGCCAATCCTATGGCTTATTCTATACCCGAAAAGGTACTCAACCAGATCCTGGCTATCTAAAAATCCGGTAGTGAAGTTCTAACGTCTCCGGTGTGGATTCCTACCAGGAAATCAAGAGTCTGTCTCACGACAGGCACACCAGACAACTTTAGCACAGCAAATGAATTACTTAAGCTTTCTTCAGAGTAGTGACGTATCAGCCTTTCAACCATCATGGTGATTGAAATGCGGGGGGGCAATATTAACCTTCTTGAGAACAATTCGTTGAACATAAAGAGTGATAAGTGCTGGACATCAAAAGCGAAAGATCCCGTCGTTGCCGACAGAACATCGTATTTAATACCAGCGGTTTTTCGAAGTAGCCTTGAGGTCCGAGAAAGTGTTATTCTAGAAAACCATTGTTTCGAGCGAGCTTCCGTTTGAGACAGGAAGGGTTCGAAGGCAGATTCGATTTTGCTTATACAGTCTAAATCTTCATCAACAATAGCACCACGATGATAGTCGTCAGAATTCTTCTCCCGTAGGGGTAGATCGGATCGGAAATATCTTACTGTCATGTGTGTATTGTAGCGAATTTTTATAAAAGGTTGACAAACCAAGATGTCCTGGTCGCAAAAAGGGTCCAACCTGTCCTTAACTGGCCTTGAATCACCCGCTGTTGTGCGAGCAAATGGAACATAGACGAGTTCGACAGTGTTGATATTTTCATGATCATCCCAACAACCAAAGAAGGACATTACAGACGGAATTAAATCCTGGCGAATACTATAGTGAACATATTTAGGCCAAACGGACTTTGGCATTTCTGCTACTACAAATTCCAACGGGCGAACAAACTTCCCCTTGTGTTTCTTTCTGTAAATTTTGGTTTTCAGGATCTTCTTGTTTTTGCAATGGAAGATCGGTCGCACGGATATACCACTACTAGTAGATCCGCAGTCATTAAAGTGAACTTCGGCTTCGTTCGACATGGTGTCCAACACCATTTGTCTAAGTTTTTCCACCTTTTCAGGACCCACTAGGGGCAGCATTGCTATTGTTGGATATTTTTGCAATACTGGGATCTTCGACGCTCGAATTCCGTTAAGTTCATCTTGTTGGCGGATCTCTTTTATTTCCGCCTCCAAATCGGTGAGTTTAGGCCCAGGTGCCTTCTCATCGTTGCCCACTCGAACTGCCTTGTGCGAGAACTTACAATGTTCTCCATAGCCACATTCTCCACGGAGATAGGCTCTACATACTGGCGGTTCTACTGTTGTTACTCCTGGTGCCACAGCTGGTGAAGGGGTTGCCTCCACATCTGCTGCCTCGGTTATTACCACCGAGTTTGTTGTACCGACAATTGTCGGGGTGACGGCCGGGCTTGGCACGTCTGTTTTGGCGTTGGTGCTGGGTTTTGGTGTTTTCGCCGACGGATTATGTGCATAAATGCACTCACTTCCGTATTTGCAGCTTCCTGTGAATTGGAAGGCTCTGCAAACCTCTTTTGGAGCATTCGGGTCCACCCGAAAATGCGCAAATCCACACGCATCACCATAAGGACATTCTCCTGATTCAAATTTATTGCATTTGAGTCCGAGAAGTTTTGTAGGCTTCAATGGTAGATGTGAATATTTGCACTTTTTCTTCTTGCACCCCTTTTCGCTAAAGAAATTGATACATCCCGTTAGTTTATAAGCGCGAAAAGGTCCGGAATACGCCGGAACGCTTGGAACCACAACAGCCGGAGCTATTGATGGCGCGACAGGAACAGTTGGTTCCTTATCTAGTGATTTGGTCGAGATCTGGTGCAGGGCATTTTGCATCTCCTGCTTTTCGATCTTCTCCGCGATGACTTTAGCTACAGCACTCTCAACAGGCTTAGCCACCACAGGGATCTCTTCCGCTTCACTCTCATCAGCTTGGCCGGACAACAACGAATCGAATGCTGATAAATCGATTACGTCTGCTTTTGGTTCACGAACCTTGTGTTTTCGCTTGGGGTGTTTCTCGCAACACACCTCAGGCTCTGAATCTTCGGCTCCTTCGAGCTCAATAATCCCACTAGGATCGTGTTTCTTCTCGGGTTTCGTCGTATTGAGGGTCACCAACTCCTCCTCGGGTTCACCCCAGGCGTTGATCGTCCCACTCAATATATTCGAAACAAAGGAGAAGAAACCCTTTTTCGCGTCCACCACCTCGCGCTTGGCCAGCTTTTTGGCACCGACCAATTTCCAATCCCCCTGATCGGTTCTCTGCCACCCCGGCAGGTTAGAGGGTTGTTTGCGCTCCTTGCCTTGGACTTTCGCCGGGGTCTTCGCAAGCTTTGCGAAGCATTGTCCGGGTTCCATGAGTCCGCCAGTGTTGTTTCCTTCCAGAATTTGCACTGTAGCGTCCACCTTGGTCCCGTCAACTCTAACCTGCCCGGTTTTCGTCCACACACCATCCCTAAACTCCTCCGTGTCGGCGACTCCATTAACATAATTCCGCACCCGTTTGGTAACCGGAGGGATAAATGCTGTTAGAATGTCACCGTCACTCGACGAAGAAGAGCTCGGACCTGGATTTTTCTCCACTCCCACCAGGAACCCGTTGTCGGTTCGCTGGTGGTGGGGTACTGGGCCCTCGCCCCTTCTATCCCGCCTAGGATAGGATTTAAATGGTACGGTCTGTTTTGGTACAAACAAACACGGTTTACCCACGCAGCCTCGCTGCCTTGTTCCGAGCCCACATGTTATCAGTGGACTCCGCGAACGACCTAATAAGGAATTGATAGGTTTGGCTCTGCCCGTTTTCGGTGTGAACAAAACAGGCTTGCCTATGCAACTTCGTTGCCTAGTCCCAAGTCCGCAAGAGATCGAAATCTTGCGCCGAGGACGACCATTTCTGGATTTTGGGTACTGCTCGCTGCCCCGAAGGGACCCCATTCCACAGTTGGAGATATGGGGAGTTTTCGAACATAACGTGGGGTGTCGGCCCACCGCCCGGAAATTTCTGTTATTCTGGGAGGTATTCATTATGGTTAAGAGTGGGTTGGGTTGTATGATAATTGGACGGAGGCTTGCGCCTCGGTCCGGAATGTTAGATAGCAAACGGCCATTCTGGTACGATGGTCCGAAAACAAGGGGTTTAACCGGCCACCCTACAAGTGGCCCCGGGGTATATCCTCCCGGCTCGAAGCGATGGATAAATCCTCGCGCACTACAAATTAACTAGTATACCTCCAGCGAAAAAGGTAGATAGACATAATTGGTGTTTTGTGAAGCCCCCGGAGCATCCCCGGCGGCACATGGTGACGAATGGTGATTAGAAAACGGCCCTGTACATTCAGTACACAATCCTTAGATATATTCCCCCTTGGGAATCCATATCCTATGTGTGCTAAACTCTGAGCAATCTCAACCTACTACCATCATCCCAACTTCCGACTGATAAGGGCGAGTACTCTCTCCCCAACCATCCCGGTCATTCACAAACCTAAAACCCCCTTCGAGAGTTCGGAAATCCTCGCTCCTGCAAGCACTCCACCACAACGAACCTTGTTGACAAGACAAGGCTAGCTGCTTAGGGACCTGAACAGGTGCTATTCCGAACAACACTTCTTATAAAAGGAGAATTATCAGCCAAATGCAATTCTACGTTCTTGGCCAGTCAGCCACGAGGCAATGAAGTCGTGTTTAACTGGATCATGATTTGTAATACGCAAGCACTACCACGGGGAACCACTTTGT